CTTGAAAAATCTTTTCACCCGTAGTATATACTTTTTTCGGAGCAACCGTAATATAATATCTACCCGGAAAGAAATAATTGGATGAACCAATTAAAACATCCTTTTTTTGTCCTAGGTAATCTTTAGAAATAAATGTAGCATTTGCCACATTTGCAGAATCTAAACCGGATACATGCGCTGCAGCACCCGAAGCATTAGTTATTGAAATTTGTGTAAAATTCGATGGAATTAAATCTGGATTAATTACATCAGTATATGATGTATATCCATATCCACCAGATTCAACTTTAATACGTGTTATGGATCCTTTTGTTGTTGATCCAACTTCCGCAGAAGCTCCATGACCTTGTGGCGAATTTAATCCACCATGAACAATAATAGGATCGCCTGTTTTATATTTCAATCCTCTATACTTACTGTTGATTTTGATTTGACTAATCTGACCTACAATTTTTGCACTTAATGTTTCGGCACCAGAAGTGCTTGAATTTACTATTTTACCATTTTTAAAATAAACATCTTGATTATTGGAATCAACAACTCGAACAGTTTCTCCAGATTGAAACAAACGTTCAATGTTGGATATAAAAACTTCTATTTTTGCACCAGAAAATAATGCATTTTCAATTGTTGCTATTGATTTTGTTGTTTCACCAAAAATTCTAAGATTGTTAGTAACTAAAAAATTAGGATCATCAGAAGATAATTTTAAACTTTTAGCAACATACCATTTACCAGAAGAAGCTTTTAAAACTGCATCTTTTGTGTAGAAAAAATCCACATCCGTATTATATAATACTCTGAACAGAAATTGATATGAGGCTGGTGTTCCTTTAGACCGATACAATTCTCTAGCAAGTTTAATAACTTTTTGTTTATCACCAAGAATTTCATTTGGAAAATAAGAAAGAAAATCATTATAAAAATAATCTAAAAATTCAGAGGTCGTATTATCAATATCTTTATAATTTAGAAGATTTTTAGATCGATCTGTAATATTATCATTCTGTTCCAACCATTCATAATATGCCTGTAAAAACAATACAAAATTATCATAGGAAGGTTCATCCCGAATAAATTCAGGAAGTTGTGACGGTATTAATAGTGAGGTTTTTTGGCCTGAATCTATCATGAGGTTTTGGCAATCATATTAACAGTAATGGCTAAAGGATCGTAAGGATCAATTGTAATGATTTTATTGTAACTAGATGAAATAATTGATGTTGTTGGATTTACCGAAACAGTTAGTTGACCTAAAGGATTATCAACTCCATATGGAGTAAAACCATTTAAAGTTACTACACCACCGGTATAATCAACTAAACCTACATTTTCATTAAAAATTGTTTTGATGTTGCTAGTATTATTATAATATGATCTGAGTGTACCATATCTACCCTGTAAATTAACCACTGCAGCACCTAGTTGTCCTGTAGTATCTCCAGCAGCGGCAGTTATAACTGCAATGGCTGAGGTATAATTAATACCAGCAGTATCAATAACAATGCTTTTAATACTTCCTCCAGAAATAATGGCATGTGCAGTAGCACCAGTTCCATCACCTAATATTGTTACTGTTGGTGTAACTTGATAACTAAAACCAGGATTAATAACGGAAATTGTATCGATACCATATGTGGATGACGGTACTTCTTCAAGATAAACTCCTTCAATCACATTGGCTAAATTTGTTGGATCCAAATATTGCATAGAAGGCGAACTATTCACACCACTTAAAAATATTCCTTTTTCTATTGGAACATTATAATACAAATTATAAGTTGTTGGTGTACCTAGATTAGGAAAGAATTTTTTCTGTAATTGAATTTTATATTCACTTGTAAGTATTGAATTACTGTAATTCTGAATTGTATTTAATAAATCATAAGAATTAAATGTTGAGTTAAATGTATTCAATGAATTTGAAGCAAAATTATAAATTGCCGTTTTTAAACCAGATTCTAATTGAGTCGAGGTTAATGATGTCTTAGAAGGATCATAATATACATTAAGAATGAGTTTAATGTAGGTGTAATCAGGATCAACAATAGTAGGAGTAACAGTTAAAACAGAAATTGGTTTAATAACTTCTGAAATAATTCTTTGTTTTTGAGTCGCTGTGAGATTATAAGCACCAGTAGGTTTTAAAGAAACAAACACTTGACCATATATTGGAGGATCATTTTCTTCTCCACCCCATACATTGACAGCATCAAAAGAAACACCTAATGTATTTTGTTGAATTGCTGTAATATAATCATTCTTACTTACTGCACGATTTTGTGCTGCATAAGCTTTTGGGGCTTGAAATTTAATAGAACTGATGGATTCTTTATCTCCACCTTGAGTAGCTGGGGTTACCGGATTCAAGACATAGGTGGAATAACCTGATACTGGATGCATTAATACAAAATTATTGGCGCCAGCAGATGTAGAACCCTCAGTAACAATATAATTAAAAAATACTAAATTACCATCATTTAATTTATTACCTATAATACCATCACCAAAATATATTTCATATTTTCCATTTAAATTTTCTTGTAAAAAATAAACATTGGAATTACCTGTTAATGCCAAATAATTATCAGCTAATGTGTATACGATACCGTCATCATTTCCTGCAGCCGATTGTACTATTACTTGTATTGTTGTGGTATCTACATTTGCATCTGAAATTTCGAAAGTATAAGAAGGGTTTGCAATTGAATCTACAGTATATTGTAAATTTGTTGCCATACCTTGTTTAATAACAACATTGTTAAAAGTAGCTATATTATTTAAAGTATTTACGGTAATAGTATCAACCGAAGAAAATGGATAATTTACTCCGTCTATTGCTTCTGATAAAAAAGCAGTATAACTTGGTAAGGTTAGTGAAGAATCGGTAATTCCATTAAAAATTAAATTAACTGTAGCAGTCGGAGCAATAGCAGATTTTGGTGTATAATTTAATAATTTAGCCTGAGAAACAACTGAACCTCTTTGAAGTGCTGAATCTAAAAACATTTCATTAGCAACCTGATTCAAATAATAAGCATTATATTGAGTATTATATGAAAGTACATCCAAAAGATTTGAAAGAGCGGACCCTTCATAATTGTAATCTTTTAAGGTATCTTGAGATTGTAAATATGTTTTTAGATTGTTTTTAATACTATTAAAATCTAAATCTGCTACCTGTATATTAGAATTAGCGCCGGCCATCTTATCTATTTCTCTCTAAAAGGAGTGTTACTGTGGTTGGTAATGTAGCGTTTTGTATGTAAAAATTTAAAGTTACATCATAAGCATTTTGATCTGGTTTAGCATTAACTATTACGGATTTTACTATTGCTCTAGGCTCATAGTTTTCTATAGTTAATTGTATTTCTTTTTGTATTGCAAGTGAGGTGAGTGGAGAAACCATCTCAAATAACAAAGCGTCCAAATTTGAACCTAAGTCTGGATTAAACGGTCTCTCATAATGTCGGGTAGACAGTAAATTACGAACTGAACGAATAATCGCTTGATCATCGTAACTGAGGGCTACATCACCCGTTACCGGTTTCTTGGTAAAGGTAAAATCGATATCGGAATAGAGTTTGCTTAAGGTTGCCATTGTTTATTTATGAGTTAATCCTAGTGAGTAATTTAGGTGTACCAATAAAATTATTAATTAAATAGGTCTGACTTTCACCCATATTGGAGAATTGTTTAACCGTACTGTACTTATTTACAAAAGTCTGTAAATTTCCATAAAATGATATATCCGCATTTTGTCTTGTGGTTAACAAAGTATTCGTATTTGTAATATCTAAAGTTATCTGAGTAATTTGTGAATTGGTTAATGTATTTGCTGTAACAGCATTAGATAGAGTGATTAAATCTGTTGATAATGTATTTGCCGAACTATAAACTTGAGGTCCAATAAACAAACTAGTAAAACTACCCATAATAGGTGATGTGTTGGTTATACCATCTGTTTGGTTAGTAATATACAATGCCGTTTTTCCATATCCCATTGCAGTATCATAGTAAGGATTAACCTCATCATTACCCGTATATGGAGTAACTCCAGATAGTCTATTGGTATGTGCCAGAAATGATTGACTTTCGGACAACAATAAAGTTGCGGCATTTAAAATTGTCAATGCATTTGCATATCCATTTGTATTTGCTGTGTTGGCCACATCAATAAGATTACCCGAAACTGTTATAATAGTATTCAGATAGGAACTGAGTGGGTTTTGAAAATAACCCCCTACACCATTTGAAGCAATATCTTGTGCTTGCCAAGTTTCAATAAAAGGTGGCATTGCATTTAAATGTGTTTGTGCATCCACACTAAGAGATTGTACACACCCATTTGGATCATTAA